TTCGGTAGATACTTTTGGACGGTTTGCTGCTGATGCATATGCAAGAATTGTTCCTTTAGCTTTTCCGGTATGATCTTGAGCCGGATATAATCCTCCACTAGTAGCTTCTATGACATCATCGACTAGGCTCCACCACTCAACGACATTTTCCTCAATAGCGTATCGATAAACTTTTCCGGGCCCAGATCTGAATTTTGTTGTTGGGCGGTATTCAATGTTTTGAAATGCGTACTTAGCCATCTTAAAGCCTCTTTATACTTCCGGTGATTAGTTGCAATCTTATTTCTCCCTTAAGATTGTCTCTGTCGGATTCACCTAAATATATATCGTCAAAGTAATAACGATATTTGTGACGTTCCAAAAAATGGCTTTCAATAATGAAGTTTGTTCCTAAAAAGTTGGTCTTAGAAGGAAGTAGATAGTCTATAAACTTGCCGATAGATCTGTCAAACCACTTAAAGAATGAAAAGAATTCTTTAAAATTAACCTTGTCAGTCAATCTTTTGAAGTATACCTCCCTAAGAGCGACAAGGTCGTGGTACTCTGACTCAAAAGCCAGGTTTGGTTGTGTGATTGCCGACTCAATGGAGTCCATTGTTCCCAGTATGTTCATAATGTCTTCATTAATGCCTTGTGCAGCAGAAACTTCTACAGAAAATCTATTGTCATCTAAATTTTCCTCAAATGGATTGATATTGTAAACTGGAGCAAATGTTGAATAGTGATATTGCTTAACTTTTTCTCTGCCCTTATAACCCCTAACTCTAACTTTGGAATCAGTTACACTTCTGTCTATGTGAGGAGAAAAAATAGAGTACTCCATTGTGTGGTAATCAAAAGGATTTAGGTTGGGATCACTTCCGGCTAGCTGGATATGATTATTATTGTTAGAGAAATCAAATAATTCCATGGAGGCGTCTGAGCTTACTTTTACAATATCCTGGTCTAAGTGCACATCCATTCTTAGTCTTTCAAATGAACCAGATCGTTGGACATTGAAGTTGTAATTTTCGTGCGGATTTTCTACCCCTACAGATCTATAATTTCTAATATGCTCTCTAGATTCAGCTATAGTTGTTTCCTTAGAGTAGAATCTTATGGGCCCGGTTTGGCCTCGGAAATCAACAATCCTAGAATCATTAGTCAAGGTCTGGTCATGCAAAAATTTTCCACCGGAAGAAATATTAGAAATTCTACTTTCACCTATGATAAAAAATGTTCCGCTACTATTTAACTCAGCAGACCCACTTGAAAAAATACTAGAAGCTTGACCTTCACAAGAGTTAAAATCTACATTGTCTTTGTAGTACGTGGAAGTTTCTACGAAATCTTTTAAATTTCCATTAGAGACTGAACCTGCTCTAAGGTAATATGACGATGAGACTGCAGATCCTGTCATATCGTTTCTGACTCTACCCAGAGATATATGCCATGGACTTCCATCAAAGTAATTTGCGCCGGTCAAATGAAGCGACATCAGATCTCCAGATCTGTTAGGGCGCATGTAAAGGGTCAAAGAGTGTCCGTTGTCATCTGATCCAGAGTTCAGGATCAGATTACCTATTAATGCACCCTTTGAAGCTGGCGCTGATGAGCCTGTCGTATAAAATCTTACCAAGCTTTGCTTTGCTGGCATCTTTTTCGGCTTACCCTTGATGTAATGGCTTCTAAATTTATACCATCCTTCGTATGTCCAAGAGCCGCTGGTTAAAAGCCCAGAAGGTAAATCAGGTCCTAGGGTTTTCTTATCTTCCTCCCTTACGTAACCATGATAAATTGATGCAATTTCTCTACTAGACAAATGCGTATTCCAAATAGCACAATCAGAATAGTTACCAGGAGTTGATTTTCCAAACTTAACATGACTATTTGTGTTTCTTGTAGCTGAGTAAGATCCTTGGTTAGCGTTGCCGTTAGAAAATTGATCTTTGTCTATGTATATTCTTAGTTGTCCGCCACTTCCTTCGTAAACGCATGTAATCATTCTCCAGCTGCCGTCAAATAATCGATGAAGCGGTTTGTTGGCGCCATTGTAAATAAGGGTGTCTGGCGTTGACAATGTGTGATTTGAGTTGGTAGTATCCTTTAGTTCGAACTTAAGGTGATTACCTGCAGATATATACAGGGAGTATTCATCTTCCTTGTCAAAAATTACTGTATTACTTCCCGGAAATCCTGACGGGAATTGTACCCAAGTCATTACAGAAAATGCGCTATTGGCAAAAGTAAAATCATTATGATCATCTATTCGTGCATATGCTGAGTTTACGCCTAATCCCAGGCCTTGCAAATTTATTTTTTGAGAAACTGTGCCTGTAATTAAACCTAAAGCTGCATGCTGATTATTTGATATAGAGCCGGCCTTTGGGGCGATTGACTGGGAAACAAAAGAACTTGATGATATTCTAAAGTGTGCTAATAGATTTCCGCCCTTGTTGTACTCATAGCCCCTGTTGACGCCATATTCATTCAAATTATGATAAGAAGTTACATGTGGAAATCCAGGCTCACTTCTAGAAGCAATTAAAAATGGTGATTTTAGGGCTGGATAATTTGATGCCACATCATTTGCATCGTACGTCTTTGCAAATGTATTGTATGAAGATGTAAACTGGAGAAAGGGTGTTGTTTCTTTTCTTTTGATTCTTTCACGACCTAAATATATTTTTCTAGATCCACCATATTCTCTTAAGCGAAAAATTCCTCCAGGCTCTATGCCTACATTTCTTAAGAAAGTTTCTATTGAATGTCTAGTACCTTTTGATTTTAATATTTCGGGCAAATCCGATAGGACGCGGCGCCACACTTCATTTTGAACCGAATTAAGAGGCTTGCTGATTAATCCTTTTTCTTTCTGAGTACTGGCTCCAAATAAAAATTGTGCCAACGATGCATTAGAATACATGTCAGGAAGTGGAAAACCCAGTCTTTCAGCTTTGTCAATCAAAAGTTGGTCTGGAACGCTACCGGATTTGACCAAACTTACATAATCGACCTCACCCAAAGTTTGAATATACAGCTTTAGATCATCAAATAGTGATGCCCATGTAAACAAAAGACCAGATATTATTTGAGGCTGCGTAACTTCTCCAGATCCTGGCATATGCAAGGAAGAATTATATTGATCTCCTACTCCGCCGTCATAATCTGAAAGCCCTTGGTCTAATTGCGCTTCTTTTAGATAGTGATGCGGTATTAAGCGGGTGATTAAATTGGGATTAGAAGAGTCATATACTGATGCAGTAAACAGCAATTGCTTGTTTAAGAGTATAAGATCATCATTTGATGGAAACAAAACAGGAGAGTAGTCTTTGTTTTCCTCCACCAAGGCTGAACCTCTAAGGCCGCGGCAATCTACATGATATGAATTGACTTGTGAATGAAGACTATTTCCGGAGCTATCCAGAATTACGTTATTTCCCGGAAAGGATCCTGAAGGCTCATTGAATCTATAGTAAAGCTTAAGATCTGTATCACTAAAAACGTTGCTATATCTATTATTTTCAATTTCATCAACAGTTCTAGCCTTGTGATAGAACCTTAGCTCATCAATCGATCCTGAAAAGAATGCGCCTCCTCCAAACGTAAGCTTTCCGCCTGATATTACATCTGCTGCATGGGAGGATGCTGATGCTATCATGAATGCATTTGTTTTCGTGTCGATCGATCCCATTGACCTAACTTCAGAGCCTGATACGAATTGGCCGTTTCTATATAGATCAATTCTAGCATCGTCAGTCTGTCTTACAATATTAATTGCTACGTGCTCAAATTTGCCCTTTTCAACAAGCATCTTATTAGAAACAGAAGAAATTCCATCTGACACTAATACTCTAATTGAGCCCGAAGGTGCTGACCCATATGCGGCTGAGTCTTCCATGTAGACTGTAAATCCTATGTTGCCAGCATCATTAATTTTGTGAAATATCGGCAATTTTGATGTTGACGATGATATATTTTTTGGAACAAAAATTTGAAAATCAAAAGAAAAACTAGACATCTTAGGGTCCAGCACTGCAGATGCATCAGAGCTATTAGCTAATGTAGGGTAGAGTACTCCTTTTTGATCTGCTACTGATATTGTCTGCGCACCAAGAAATGCAAAGCTACCAATATGCTTGGGAATTCTTTCTAAGACATGTCTTTCAAATCCATTTAAGTTGTCAATAAAGTTTTGCACTTCTGTTCTAGATCCATCAAAAGGAAATCTATTAATAATGTTGTCAAAAGACATGTTGACTTTTGCACGTGCAGAATTAAAAAATACATGATTTTCAAATTTTGAATAATCAACGTGGAGTTGCTGAGTTGATTTTACACCTGTTCTTGGAGGATCAAACCTCCAGGATCCGGACGGATGTGTTACAGAGCTGCTAATATGGCTTGACGATCTTTCACTTACCGGGGCTGTGTCATCAAGTATAGACTTGACAACTGGGACAGGATCTCTTACAGATGCATCAAATAATCGTCTTCTAGTCACTATTTCACCCTAAATCTAGCAAATCTCTTTTGAGAAATAATGCTGGTTCTTCCATGGAATTTTCTTGCAAACTCGAATCGATATGTTCCTCCGACAGGAGGAGTAGACATTAAAAAGTCAAAATAATATCCCTCTCTATCAAAACTAAGCTTTGTAGCATTTGTATCAAACTGGTAACTAATTAATACATGTCCATTTGTTACATTTATGAGTTGCCAATATAAATCTCCTAAAAATTCAGACTTTTTAGATCTTGGAATCTTTACAGGAGCGTGTGTGTCAACATTTTGATCAAATGCAAAAACTCGGATTCGAACGTCATCATTTCTGCTATAGACATCCCTAAGGTTCATCATGGTAAGTACAGGACGTGATTCGCTTTGGCCATGCTTACCTGTTGAGCTAGTTGATATTAATACTTTTTGATCATGATATGTTACTGTCTCATCATTAGATTTCCAAAAAGCGTCTAGGGAGATGCTACCAGAGACCCTACATACTTCTTCTAGCGTAATTGCTGAGCGCCCTTTGGTAAATTCGAATTTATTGTTTTCGAGTGTAATTCTCTTAGAGGTGTCACCCAATACTATAACTTCTGTATTACCGGCTGGCCCCGGGACAGTTTGTGTAAGAGTCAAGGTTCCGGAATTATTGGCGATTGTTATTTTTGAATTTGCATTTCCTGCATTATGACCATTCGCACTGTTAATAGCAGCTTCAAACATATTAGCAGCATCTGCTGCTGTAGAACCTGCCATAAAAGCTCTCATTCCGATTCTAGCATCACCAGCCTGGATTGCGCCGGCTCCATCCGGATTGTCAGACTGTGCCAAGATTTCTCCATTAACCAAAGAAGCATGATCTTCAGTAATTGCTATATACGTTAGACTAGTACCATCTGTTGATGTCAAGGTTATTTTTGTATTAACATCTACAGGGCCATTTATAATGGTGAGCTTTGTTGATGCTTTTATAGATCCGTACAGCTCATTAGAAGAAAATAAATCAATATTAAAGGAAGCGCTGTAAAGCCCGGGATCGCCTAGATTCTCTGTGCCTCGCAAGACTTGAGAAACATTGCATGTCTTTTTGAAAGAACTTTTCGAAAGAATCAGCTTCATGCAATTATTGCCAGTTAAGTTGCTCAATGAAGTTGTTGCAGGATCTCCTGCAATTGTACCTGATACAATATGGGCGCCCACTCCTTTGCTAAAGTTTGTCAAGTACAACTCATTGTCAACATTAAACTCTAGATCTTGTGTATTATCTCTCGTAGAATCATCCCATGATACATGCAGCTCAGGACGAAATTTTGTATTTCTAACATGTCTAGACCCTAACCTTTTAATAAAGTAAGTTTTCGCATTATTTTCTTCAGTTTCGTCCAAACTAATTCTAAAACCATGATTCGCGATATCAGACTTTAAAGTTGATGACATTGCATTTGTAATATCAAATACTACATCTTCGGGCCCTTCAACTAATTCAAATCTAGAAACTAGATTTACTATTGTTGGCTGATTAGCAGGTGTTGTTGCAGGTGCTCCTGCGTAGGGTGTTCTAGTTGTGACTGATGTTATTGCATCACGAACTCCGGGTGCTGATCCTGTTGCATTAGCTCCTTCAGAGGTCCAAGCAGTCACTACACCGTTATTGAACGATGCTGTTAGAAAATTTGTTGTGTCCAAGTCGTTAAATGTTGAAACAGATCTCCCGATACCTTCATCAAAACTTTTTGACAATGGAATTGCCAGCATTGTTACATTAGTGGGAGTTGTTCGACCGGAGGACATGTCCCTAAGATACATGTAACATTTTAAAGAGCTGTCTTTAATATCTAGGCTCTTTGACATCAAAGGAATCAAGGATTCATGATCAAATTTTATAAGCGCCCTACTAAGCTCTATCAGGTCAGTCTCACCACCCTTAACTTGATTTTCTCCATAAAGCTTAAACAAATCTAGAGTACCTGCTAGGCCTACGTTTGCATCGGTAGCCCTTATAGGTGTAGAAGATCTCCCTCCCTCGAAGCCGTCCGGGTCATTTTCTACAGTAATTCTATTAGATGTATCACCGGCAATTGTGATTGCTGTGTTTCCAGCAGATCCTGGCTCTGCTTGGGTCAATGTTAGCTTTCCAGCGCCATTATTACTTATTACAATTTTCTTATTAGAAGTTCCTGCATTGTGACCATTTGCATGATCAATTGTTTGTTGAAGCATTAATGCTGCATCTACATTGTTTGCCCCCACCATAAAAGCAATCATGCCGATGCGGTCATCATTGCCAGCCATGTTTCCATTTCCGTCCGGGTTCATTCCAGCAGCAAGAACTGTACCATTAGGAATAGAACCATGGTCCTCAGTAATGCCAATGTAAGTTTTTGATGTCTGGTCAGTTGATATAAGCGTAATTTTTACATTGACATTTAGGGCACCACCTGCTATAGTTATAGACGATGTTGCCTTAGAGCTTCCGGAAACACCATCTGAAACTATTTTATTTGTTATGTAAGTGTCTTTACTGGCTGTTAAAATCAAATACATTATGCTGTACTCCCTAGAATATCAAACTCAGGATATTTGAGCTCAAAAATTGATCCCGCAGAACCCACTATTAATCCGTTCTTAATTATAGATGTTTTTTCAAACGATTCTGAGCCATATTCGCGGCCTCCAACGGATCCTGCCCTAGAAAAGACCTCTAAGTTTTTAAGCGTAACCACACCCGGGTTTTGAAGGATTGCGTATCTCATGTCGTCCAAGACCAGCGGCTGATCAATTTGCATATTGTTGATTTTATACATCTCAGATAGATCGTTTATGACTGTCTGGACTACTTGCTCTTTGTTTACTCCGGGTGTTGTTACAACTTGAAATCTTATTCCATAATTTAAAACTTTTCCGTCCAAAATATCTAATGCTTCTGACACTAATCTAAATTCATTTAGATAGTTTGCAATATTGCTTTTTAGTGTATCGGGTGCAATATCAAGCTTTCCTGTAATATCACGACATAGTATGAATAGGCGGGACGAAAGAGGATTAATCGGATTTTCAGATATACCTGCTCGAAAAACTCTGCCAAACTCGGAAGGCAATGTATATATTCTGGCTAAAACATCCTGCTTGGAAACGATTCTTCCCTGGAATTGGGACGCAGAAGCTATACTCACCTTCATTTCATCCAAAGTCGGCTCAGCATCGCCTCCTGAGGCTCTTACATTATTTACAACATCTAGTGTTGCTCTTACTGATATTTTATCATCCTCAGTAGCTGTATCAGGAAATGTTGTCACTATTATTCCCACCTCTGTTATGGCTCTTGCGCCTACATTGTGATTTAGGCCGCCACCGTAACGATACCTAACTGAGATTGTTGTGCTTTTAGGTGATATACCCAGTGTTTTTGTATTTAATATCGAAGAAGGGTCTAGACTAAATCTTTTCATCGAAGATCTTCCGAAGAGAGGAAGTGATATCTTTGAAGGATCAGGAACGATATCATTATCTAAAGTTTCAGCATTTCCTGATCCGAACCTTATAGTTGTAAAGCCAGAAGCAGAATTTCTAAATTTTACAAATCGTCGAGGCGCAGGTCTTACCTCTAGATTGTATCCTACTTTATCGCTATCAGAACTTATATTTGTTACAGGAACAAAAACGGTATCCTGTGACAAGGATTCAACTTCATAATATATATTTCCATTCGAATCAGATACAGACAAAATCTCTGTAATGTCTGAGTTGCCCATTGTTATTTCTCTAAATGAAACGTGCGCTGAACCTATTGCAAATTCTTCAGTCAGCTCATTGCCGGAAATGCAATATTCATCCCGAGATAATCTAAATTTTGAAGGATTGCCGTTAGCGTCTGTTGTTAGAGTTTCTACCTGAGCTTTCAACGTTCCTAGGCTGTTTTTTTCTCCAAAATTTAACTTTCTAGTTAAGTTGAAAGTTACACCCCCAGATGTATTTATAGTAGTTCCCCTTCTAAGGACAGCTAGCTGTGAAGCTTTTGGGACATACTCGCCGGTCGATGACAGCTCTACATCAACATTAATGGAAAATGTGCATTTAGCTGTTGCAGAGCTTGGCCCTGGCACCTCTAAGCCAGCATTACGCATATGTCGTATTATATTTTTTCTTTCAACTGCGCGGACAGGATCTAGCTCTCGGTATTGATGATCCAAATAAAACGACATAGTGTCACCAACATATGCTGCCATATCTAGTAGCAATCCGCCTACTGAGGATTCTGAAAAGTCTTGGATATTGTCTGCAAAATATACTCTTGCGTAATCTAATAGTTGAGCGCGAAAACCATCGAAGTCTTTTGCTAGAAAAGATCTTTCCCGAGACTTTTTTACTTTTTCTCTAATGTCATTTGCCATATTTTAGTTTACCCATCAAAATTTAAAATTACTTCTAGTCCCTGCGGCTTTATGCCTTCTGGATCCAAGGAAGGAACTGTATAAGTTATGCGAATTGTTATAATTGGATTTCCTTCAAAGGGAGTACTGCTAGTTTCAAATCCTTGCAAGTTTACGAAGGGCATATATTTATTGACTGCTAAGGAGATTAATGCCATAGCCTTTGAGTCTCCGTCTTCTGTTCCTAGTTCATGTACAATAGATAATAAGTTTCCGCCAAAGTCGTAGTGCCCTAATCTCTCTCCATAGTTTGTTAAAAGAAGATTTCTTAAATTGTCCCTTATGGCATTGAATTGATTCATGTGCATCTCTAGGAGGTCTCCAAAGTTTTCAGAAAACCTCATAGGTGTTTTGATGCTAATCGGCTGGCCGCCCTCTTGTTGAGCTTTTCTTCTTTCTTCTATCTTGCGCAGCAATTCTTCAGGATCACCAACTGATTGAAAATTATATTTTAGCTTAGAAGACATAGATTTTTCCCATCATACACCGTATTAAATATAATTGTCCTAGAGTAACCTGTGTAGGTATTGTGCGCTATTTGAAAGGAGACACGTAGACAGGAGCTGGAGGTGTTTGTATATACGCACCTTTTGCATATGGACCAGATGCTGTAAATATTGTAGAAGTCGTTGCTGTGTGTATTTGATTTGCCAGCTCTTTTGCAACCTCCTCATGGCTTTGTTGTTGCTTGCCTTTGTCGAAGGCAGCATCTATATTGGGAGGTGT